GGTATGGAAGTAATGCACGAGCGTAACGCTCACAACTTCCCACTTGATCTAGCTTCAACCGAGGCTACTCAAGTTGCACTATCAGCTCCATCAATAGGATGAAGCATCAATCAGATAAAATGAGAGCGAGTATCACCAGCTTTGAACCTTGTAATAAAGAAGAAGAAAAGAAAGAAACTGATAAAGAACTTTCTGACTCTGATAACTCTGATAACTAATATCTTTATCATCTCCGGTGTCACCCGACACTGGCAGCCACGTCCGTTCATCCCAACCGGGACGCATGAATCCTAGGCATGGAACGGGGTCTAGGTATATGGAGATAGCAATGAAAGTTACTTTCGTATATCGTGGCGTTGCTTACACAAGAGTAATCAAGTAGATCATAGGGGAGGTGCGAATCCTCCCTACTCAATTTGGCTAAAGCCCTCTGCGGAGGACACCTTTAAGCCGTCGACGGTGGGAAAAGACCACAAAACGTGCCAGTCTCACGTTAGACCAATTAAGACTGACAACATTCTAGGCTAGAAGACGATACATAATACCCTTACATTTTAAGATAAATCATGGCTCACCAGAGTTCAGATTTGACAACCTCGCTAACACGCCAAGGTCAGTCAAACTCTACAGGTGACTCCCGTGCACTCTACCTTAAATTGTTCTCAGGAGAAATGTTCAAAGGATTCCAGCACGAGACAATCGCTCGTGACATGGTGATGAAGAGAACACTTAAGAACGGAAAGAGTTTACAGTTCATTTATACTGGACGTACAACTGCTGAGTTCCATACTCCCGGTAACAGCATCTTAGGTAACAGTGACGGCGCACCTCCAGTCGCAGAAAAAACAATTACATGCGACGAGCTCCTAATTTCTAGTGCATTCGTATATGAGCTAGATGAAACACTCGCACACTTCGAGTTGAGAGGAGAAATTTCCAAGAAGATTGGATACGCATTAGCTGAGAAGTATGATAGACTCATCTTCAGAGCAATCACAAGAGGAGCTAGGGCTGCTTCTCCAATTACAAAGGCAAACTTTGTAGAGCCCGGTGGAACACAGATCAGAGTCGGTACAGGTACTAACGATTCTTTAGCATTTGATTCAACAGAATTAGTAAAGGCTTTCTATGAAGCTGCTGCTGCATTAGATGAAAAAGGCGTTAGCTCTGCTGGCAGAGTAGCTGTTCTTAACCCAAGACAATACTACGCACTTATCACTGAAGCTGGTAGCAATGGACTAATCAACAGAGACGTTCAAGGTACAGCATTACAGTCAGGTAATGGCGTTATAGAAATCGCTGGAATCCAGATCTACAAGTCAATGAATATTCCTTTCCTTGGCAAGTATGGTACAGCTTACGGCGGAACTACAGGTAAGACAGCACCAACTAATCTTGGTTCTCACATTGGTCCAGCACTAGAGAATGCTAATGGTTCTCAGACTGGTATCAAGAACGACTACGGTCAAGCTGCTGAAATAGGAGCTAAGTCATGTGGACTTATCTTCCAGAAAGAAGCTGCTGGCTGTGTTGAGGCTATTGGTCCTCAAGTACAGGTAACATCAGGAGATGTGTCTGTTGTATACCAAGGCGACGTAATCTTAGGAAGACTCGCTATGGGTGCAGACTACTTAAACCCTGCTGCTGCTGTAGAATTGTATGTTGGCGCAACAGCACCATCTGCATTCTAATTGCAAACTTTATACGGGAGCTTCGGCTCCCTTTTTTTTATGGCTATTCAAATAAGCACCGATACCGAACTATCCGCAGTGAACTCTATCTTGGGTAGCATTGGTCAATCCCCTGTGACTAATACTACAGGTGATGCACTACTAAATCCAGAGATACAATTCATTGTTAATTTACTTAATGAAGTTAACAAAGATGTACAATCTACAGGCTGGACATTTAATTCAGAATACAGAGTAAAGAAATCTCCTGATGGAAATGGTAACTATGTAGTACCAGCTAACGCCATTCTTTTTGATATCAGTGATGGTCAGATTGACAGAGAGACAAACGTTGTCAGAAGAGATGGTAAATTATATGACACCATACACCAGACCAACGTATTTACTCAAGACTTTTACTTCGACATAATTACACTATACGCATTTACAGATGTACCTCCAGCTATACAGAGATACATAATAGCAAGAGCATCTATGCGTGCTGCTACACAACTTGTTTCCAATGGTGATCTAGTTAAACTACTTCAGGTAGAAGAACAACAAGCTAGAGCTAACGCTTTGGAGTATGAAACAGAACAAGGTGACCATAACTTTATGGGCTTCCCTCAAGAAAGCAAGTACAGAGCTTACCAACCTTACAAAGCACTATTTAGATAATGGCAAACATTACACAAACTATACATAGTCTGAACGCTGGTATTTCACAGCAGCCTGACGAACAGAAGATTCCCGGTCAGACAAGAGACATGCTAAATGCAGTGCCTGACATTACACAAGGATTGTTAAAGAGACCGGCTGGTGAGTTTGTGTCAACGTTAACTAATTCTACTAATAATGGTAAATGGTTTCATTACTATAGAGATGAAAACGAGCAATATATAGGACAGATAAGAAGAGATGGTTTAATAAAAATGTGGGCGTGTGTAAAAGTACTAGACGAACTAGGTAACACACTGCACAATGCCGGAGATGAAGTAGATGTAATAGATGTTACTACAGGAACTGGTGCTGGTAAATATTTATATCACACAGGTGATGAAGATATACAGACACTAACTCTTAATGACTTTACTTACTTAAATAATAGGACTAAGACTCCTGCTATGCTTACAGGTACAAACGATGTAGAACCAGTAGGAAATTATTTAAAAGAAGTATTTATTGAACTAAAAAGTATATCTTATGCAAAACAATATTCTGTAAATTTATTTGATAGTACAGACCCTGCTGATCTTTCAACAGTTAGAACCGCTACACGTATTAGAGTGGACATGGTTAAGTCCAGTAATAACTACTGTAATAGCAGTGGTAACATGGTTGGTAAAGGTAGTAGAAAAAGTCAAACAACTAGATGTGCAGCTTCTTCAGGAGATAACAGAGATGCTTACGCTCCTAACGTAGGTACTAAAATATTTAACATAGGTTCTGGTACAACATACACAGATGATGGCTCTACATATGCCGACGGTACACACACTGTCAACATTAATGGCAACAACTCCTCTGGTAGATCAAACCTTTATTTCCGTATAGCTACAACTGGACAGTCAGTACCATTTACAACTGGTTCTGGAGAAAACCAAACAACTACATATCAGGCTAGATATACAACAACATACGACCTACTACATGGTGGAGAGGGATGGCATGAAGGTGACACATTTGATGTCTTTATGAAAAATGCTATCTATACAGTTACTGTAGAACAAGTTAGTATTTCTAAAGTACAAAGTAACCTAGCATTAGTCAGACCAAACCCTACACCCTTCGATACAGAAACAACAATTACTGCTGAAAGTATCTTAGGAGATATTAGAGAAGGTATAACTGGTAGTACCACAGCTACTACTGGTAACGGATTTACGGTGACACAGATTGGTACAGGATTACATGTAAGTAGATCTACAAACTTCAATGGCTCTACTCCTGTAGGAGAGCTGTTAAATGTAGTAGCTGGTAAAGTTAATGACGCTGGCGATCTTCCTACACAATGTAAACATGGAATGATAGTAGAGGTAGTTAACAGCACTGCTGACGAGGATAACTACTTTGTCAAGTTTGAAGGTAATAATGGTAAAGATGGTGAAGGTTCATGGACAGAGTGTGCTAAACCCGGTAGACCTATTAGGTTTAACAGAGCTACTATGCCTGTTGTTTTAATCAGAACAGCCGATGCAAAATTTAGGTTAACAGAATTAGATGGTTCTACATATAGTGTTGATGGTGTAGTACAACCAGCAGTTCCAAAATGGGATGATGCTTTAGTAGGTGATGAAGATACAAACCCTGAACCAGAGTTTATTGGTCGACCTATAAATAAGATGTGTTTCTTTAGAAATAGGTTTACTATGCTGGCTGACGAATTTATAGTTATGTCACGTCCGGGAGACTTTACTAATTTCTTTGCTAAGTCAGCTATACAACTTATAGCTAGTGACCCTATAAATATATCAGCTAGTTCTACCTATCCTGCTACTTTGTTTGACGCAATAGAGGTAAACACTGGCTTAGTATTATTTGCTAAATCTCAACAGTTTATGTTGACTACAGACAGTGATACATTCAGTCCACTTACAGCTAAAATCAATGCTCTTTCTACTTACAACTTTAACTTTACAACTAACCCTATCTCTCTTGGTACTACAATAGGCTTCTTAGATAATGCCGGTAAGTTCTCTCGTTTCTACGAGATGGCAAGGATATTAAGAGAAGGTGAACCACAAGTTATAGAACAGAGTGCTGTAGTTTCTAGATTGTTTGAGAAAGATTTAAAAACAATAAGTAACTCAAGAGAAAACTCAATTATATTTTTCAGTGAGGATAGTTCTTCTACCTTATATGGCTATAGATATTTCGATCAAATTGAAGATAGAAAACTAGCGTCGTGGTTTAGATGGACTTTACCGGGAACTATAAAATACCATTGTATTCAAGATGATTCTTTGTATGTTGTTATGGAGAATGGTACACAGCGTGACTTACTAAGATATAGCATTAAGATGGATTCAGACACTGTAGCTCTATATGATAATAGGGTACATATGGATTATCTAATGCCAGTAGCAGCTCTACCTTCTAGCGCATACAGTGGAGGTAAGACTACATTTGCTAGACCGGCTGGTTTAAATGGCGGTGATACTAACATAGCTGCATATGATATAGATGATACAGCCGACCCAAAGGTAGCTGTAGGTAACTTTGCAAACATCACTGTCAATGGTAATAACTTAGAAATAACTGGAGATTGGACAGGTCAGGATTTTTATATAGGTTATCTATATACAATGTCAGTAACCATTCCAACAATATACTATGTACGTCAGGAAGGACAGAGTTTTAGGTCTGATACTAGAGCTAATACTATTATACATAGAGTTAAACTTGGATTTGGTCCAGTAGGATTTTACCAGATTCAACTACAGAGAACAGGTAAGCCAGATTGGAACGAAGACTACGAAGTAACACCGGCTGATACTGTTTTAGCTAACAGTCCGGGAGTGTTTAATGATGATATATTAAGAACAGTACCTATATATGACAGAAATATAAATACTACTTTAATAATTAAATCATCTCACCCATCTCCTGCCACATTACATACGCTAACGTGGGAAGGAGTTTACAATACTAATTTTTATCAGCGTGTCTAAATACATTCACCCAGCAACATTGGAAGCTGCCTTACAGGTGGCTTCTAATTTACTACCCGATGACCGTAGAGAGGTTACTGAAGGTCATGGACATGACCCTGAAAATGCACTGGTAGTTGGTATTAACAACTGCGATTCAGTGTACTTTAAGGTACCCAACGGAAAG